ACAACAATTAAAGAAGAAATCAGAAAAAATAAAATCAGCTATACAAAGAGCATTAGCAGAGGCTTCAGCATTTCAAGTCAGTGCTATTAGAAATAGAACAGAACAGAAAGGGAAAGATGTTTCTGGCCGTCCATTCAAGCCATATTCTAAAGGATATATCCTAGCTAGGCGTAAAAGATTTAATGACCCAAGCAATCAAGACACAACACCAAAAAATTTTGTAGATTTAAATTTTACAGGAAAAATGTTTAGTGCATTAACATTCACTACAAGACCTAGTCGTGGTATAGTATTTTTTAGAAGTGCAGAGCAAACCAAAAAAGCATTAATCCATAATGAAGGAAAAGGTAGAATGCCTAAGCGTGAGTTTTTTGGAATATCATTTCAAGAGCAAAAGAAAATTAATGCAATTATCGGAAAAAGTATTAAAAAGGCTTTAGCATGAGTTTAAGAGAAGATATAGCAGGTAATATAATTACTACGCTTGATGCAGTCACTAGCCCTATTGAATTAAAAAAAATTACCAGAGAGCCATTCAAGGTTGAAGAATTAGCCGACCCTCAATTCCCTGCATTATATATAACAACGTCAGATGAAACACGAGAAGATTTTGCTTTAGGTGATTATTCAGCAGGAAAAAGATCGGGTACGATTGATTTTATTATTGTTGGTTATGTCAAGGGTACAGAAACAAATATAGATACTAAACGCAATCAATTAATTGAAGTTATAGAGGAAACTTTAGATACCGATAGAACTCGTGGTGGTTATGCTAAAGAAACTAAAATAATAGAAGTAAATTCAGATGAGGGTACACTTTATCCTTTGGGAGCAATTAGAATTGTGGTAAGGGTATTCTATGAATTTGTACGAGGTACATCATAATGGCTAAACGAATTAAAATCTATATGCCAAGTGGAAACGATACTGTTGAAGTTTGGGATAATGATATAGACAAATTTCTAGCAAAAGGATATAAACTTGAGCAAGAAAAAAAATCTACTAGATCATCTAATAAAAAAGATGTAGAAGTAGAAGAACAAGAACAACCGAAGGAGAATAAAGAATGGCAACACATGTCGGAACAAGCGGAGTAGTCAAAGTAGGTGCAAACGCTGTGGCAGAAGTCACAGGTTTTACTATTGATGAGTCCAATGATACTGTTGAAGATACTTCTCTAACTGATACATCAAAGACCTACAAAGCATTAAGAAGTGATGCGACAGGTACTGTTGAGTGCCACTGGGACGAAACAGATACTAATGGTCAAGGTGCATTAACAGTTGGTGCAGAAGTGACTTTAAATTTATACCCAGAAGGCGAAGATTCAGGCGATACATACTACACAGGTACAGCAATTGTGACCGGTATATCTCAGAATGTTTCACTTGACGGAGTAATTTCAAGAACAATCAATGTTCAGTTTTCAGGTGGCGTAAGCACTACAACAGTATAATTAAATGCCCAAAAAGGATTATCTTGAAGGTGCTATAAATCACTTTAAGCATCAAGAGATTAAAATTATAGAAGTTGAAGAATGGGGATTGATAGGCGAAGATGCCATTTATGTCAAACCTTTTACGCTACTTGAAAAATCTGAATTATTTAAAGACAATAATGATTTAACTGTTCTCATTGATATTATAATCAAAAAATCAGAAACCAAAGACGGTGAAAAGATGTTTGATTTAGAGAGCAAGATTAAGATGAAGAAATTCGTGGACCCAGATATTATTGGTAGAGTTGCTAGTCAAATTATGGGAACACAATCGCCTACCGCAGACTTAAAAAAAAACTAAACTCTGATAACAATTTAAGATTTCATTTTTTCTTAGCTGAAAAGCTACATAAAACAATAGGCGAGATTATGCAGATGCCTGTTGATGAATTTGATTTATGGTATGCCTATTATAGCGTCAAAGCTGATGATGAACAAAAAGCATTGAACAAAGCAAAGATGCAAGGTAAAAGAAGATAATGACACAGCAATATTTAGTTGAAATTATTGGTAAGGATAAAACAGGGCAAGCCTTTCAACAAGTTCAAGGTAATGCGGACAGAGCAAAAAAATCAATTTTAAATTTAAAAAATGCAATTATTGCAATAGGTACAGGTGCAGTAGTTCGTTCTATAATTAATACCACTGCTAGATTTGAAGATTTAAGAACATCATTAACATCTGTCACAGGTAGTGCTGAAGCAGGAGCAGATGCTTTTAATTTTATATCAAGATTTGCTACCAAAACACAATTTGGCATTGAAGATTTAACAGAAACATTCATTAAACTTGAAGCAGCAGGTATTAGACCAACTGAAAAATTATTAACTACTTTTACTGATACCGCAGCAGTCACGACCGATCAAATAGGTTCTTTACAAGCAATAACAGATTTATTTGCAAGATCTATTTCTGGTGGTTTAGGTCTTGAAGATTTAAACAGATTAGCTGATAGAGGTGTACCTGTATTTAGAATATTAGAAGAACAATTAGGATTAACTCGTTTAGAAGTTTCAAAATTCGGTCAAACTGCTGAAGGGGCAAATGAAATCAGAGAAGCATTAGTAAGAGGATTAGATGAATCTTTTGGTGGTGCTACTGCAGAGCGTGTTAAAAACTTATCGACAAGAATATCAAACTTACAGATTGCTTTTATAAATGCTCAAGATTCTTTAGGTCAAGGTTTAAATGTTGCTCTTGGTGATACCATTGTAGAAATAACAGAATTAATTGAAAAAAATGATGAACTCATAAAGCAATTTGGCGTAGGGTTGGGTGATGCTATTGAAAGAAGTACAGATTTAGCAAAATCATTAGTGACACCATTAAAGACAATAGGTGAAACAACAGGTGGATTGATTGACGGATTTTTGAGTTTACCACCATACGTTCAAAATGTTGGTGTCATTGGTGCTATCTTGGGTGGAAGAATTGGTTTTGGTATTCTTGTCAGTATATCTGCAATAGCTAAAGCATTTAAAGATATCACATCAAGCGTTGATACAGGGAATAAAAGTTTAGATGATTTACAACAAAGACTTTCAGACGTAAATCAAGAATTAGCTACATTAAATGGTGATATTACAGTAGAGGGAACAAAAAGGGCAATCGCATTAGAAACAGAGCGTGATAGTCTTATTGAAGTTATAAAAGCCAGAAAAGATTATATTGCCCAACAAGATGCTCTTAGGGCAGGTGCTTTTGATTTTGAACAAAGAAAATTATTAGAAGAAAGTCTTTCTAAAACTTTAGAAGAAACAACAGAAAAAACAAAAACAAATACAGAAGTAAATAAAGAAAACCAAAAGTTATATGAAGAAATTAAAAGAAGTCTCAGTGGTGCGATAGATCAGTATAGACCTTATATTGCTTTACAAAATGAAGAAAATGAAATGATACAAATGTTGAATACTGCTAGATTAACTGGATTAGCTGATTATCAAACGATTGAAACATTAAAAACATCTATCCTTAAAGATAATTTAAGAAAAAGAAGATTATTAGAAGAACAAAATATCAATCAAGCCTTAGAATCAATAAAAGCAGGTAAATCAAGAGAAGTAGATTTTGAGAATATGACCGCTGAAGAAAAAAGGGGAATTATTGTTGGTAGTGCAAAAAGCATTATGGAAAATTTAGGACAAATAAATAAAAAGGCATTCCAAGCCTATAAAGCATATCAAATAGCAGAGGCTACTATTAACGCATATAAGGGTGCTTCAAACGCAATGGCTACTTATCCACCACCATTAAACTTTTTATTTGCAGGTGTTTCTTTAGCACAAGGATTAGCCCAAGTTGCAGCAATCAGATCACAACAATATTCTGGTCGTGCTTTAGGTGGTAGAGTACAAGACGGAAGTACATACATGGTTGGTGAACAAGGGCCAGAGATGTTTGTTCCTAGTACCTCTGGTACTATTATCCCCAATAAAGATTTAGGTCGTGCTACAAATGTTAATATAACTATTAACGCAAATGACACACAAGGATTTGATGATTTATTAGTTAAACGTAGAAGTGTTATTGTTAATGTGATAAATGATGCTCTTAATAGTCAAGGAAAAGAGGCTTTAGTCTAATGGCAGGTACATATCCAACATCACCAGAATTTTCATCAATCGGATTTAGTTCTGAACAAGCAACAATCACATCTACGACTGATAGTGGAAAAATGTTTGCAGTTCAAATAGACGGGCAAAGATTTAAATTTTCAGCATCATACCCACCAATGAACAGAAGTGAATTTGCACCGGTAATTGCTTTTATAATGAAACAACGCAGTCAAAAAGAAACATTTCAAATTGCTTTACCAGATTTAAAGAATGCTAAAGGTGATGTATCTGGAACAGTTTTAGTTAATGGTGTTCATAGTGCCGGGGATACTACTATTGATATTGACGGAATGACAGGAACTTTAAAGGCAGGGGATTTTATTAAATTTGGTGGCCATTCAAAAGTCTATATGGTTGTTGATGATGCAACCGCTTCCGCAGGTGCGACAACAATTACAATAGAGCCACCATTACGAAGTGCTTTAGCTGATGATGAAGCAGTCACTTATGACGGAGTAGAATTTACAGTAAGATTAACTAATGATGTTCAAGAATTTAACACAGGTGATTTAGATTTATATAGATTTGAAGTTGATTTCATAGAGGCATTATAATGGCTAGAGGTTTATCTTCTTCATTAAAGACAGAATTAGCTAATCAGTCAATTAAACCTATTTTGTTAGTAGAAATGCTATTTCCTACACCACAAAGACTTACTAATCATTATAAAGATGTAGTCCATAATTCTAATACATACTTATCAAGTGGGCACTTATTATCCATAAATGCAAAAACTGAAAATTCAAAATTAGATGTTGCTAATTTTATAGTTAAATTATCAGCAGTTGATAGTGCTTTTACTTCAATTTTATTAGGAAACAATGTCAGTAATGATGAAGTGACTATTGATATTGGATTATTAAATAATAGCGATACTTTAATAGATACATACCAATTTGATAAGGGCTATATAGAAAGTTTTAGAATAAATACTGATAATGCTACTATTGATTTAATTTGTACTTCTCATTTTTCTGATTTTAGTAGAGTAGCAGGCAGAAGAACAAATGAAGGTAGCCAACAAAGATTTTTCTCAACAGATAGAGGTTTTCAATACGCAGGATTAACAGTTCAAGATATACTTTGGGGTAGAAGTAGTTGATTAATGAAGTTATTAATTTTTTTCAATCATTTGACAAATACAAAAACACTTCAGTAGAAGATTTAAGATACCATTTAGAACCTAGTTTTTATTATAAACAATATAAAATATTTGGTGATGAAAATATTACAGGTTTTTTGAATTGGGCATATTTGAATAAAGTAATGAAAAATAAGTTTTATAATCATGGAATAATAGATTATGGAAATTGGAAATGTGGTGATAATTTGTGTTTTGTTCATTTAGTATGTAGAAAAAATTTAAGAGATATGATTAATTGGGCAAAGAAACATTTCGGAACTAATATGAGATACGATAAAGAGGTTATTTGGCTTAGAATAAGTCAAGATATAGATAAAAGAATGAGGATAAATAATAAATGGCAGAAATAGTAGAAGGTATTAAGGATATAGGTAAAGAGGTTATATCTTGGTTTATAGATATACCAGAAATACCAGATAGCCCAGAAGTTGAAGAAATCCGTGGTACTCAAATTAATAAACAATCTAATAATGCCCAAATCCCTGTTATTTATGGTGAACGATTAGTCGGAGGTACTAGAATATTTTTAGAAACAAGTGGCTCAGATAATACTTACCTCTATGGCGCTATGGTTTTAGCAGAGGGTGAAATTAATGCCATTACTGAAATTCAAGTCAATGATGATCTAGTAACTTTTGATGCAGGATTTTCTGACGGAACACAAATAACTAGTAATGATTCTAAATATGGTTCGACTATTGTATTACAACCTTTTTATGGCACTGACGGACAATCAGCATCTAGTTTATTAACTACTTTATCATCATGGACTGCAAATCATAAATTATCTGGATTGGCATATATTGCATTTAGATTTACTTGGGACCCAGATAAATATACAGGAATACCTAATTTAAAAGTTAAGGTACAAGGAAAAAAAGTATCAACATTTGATAGTGGCGGTAATGAAACTACAGGAGTTTATTCCACTAATCCTGTTTGGTGTTTATTAGATTTCTTAAGAAATGAACGATATGGAAAAGGAATATCTGATAGTGATTTAGATATATCTAGTTTTTATACAGCATCTCAAATAGCAGAAACACAAGTCACACCTTACTCTGGTGCTTCAGATATAAATTTATTTGATTGCCATGCAGTTATAAATACACAAAAAAAAATTATAGATAATGTAAAAGTATTCCTCAAAGGTATGAGAGGATTAATGCCTTATGTTCAAGGTAAATTTAAACTTCTTATTGAAACAACAGGAACTGCTACATTTACTCTTAACGAAGATAATATTATTGGTGGTATAAAATTAGAGAGTGAACGAAAAAATGAAAAATATAATAGAGTTCAAATAAATTATATTAATCCAGATAAAAACTACCAAGCAGATACAGTTGTATATCCAGAAACAGAAGCTGAACACAATACCTTAAAAACTGCTGACGGTGGTTTTTTACAAGAGGCAAATATTACTTTAGATACAATCGACTCACCATATCAAGCATTAGAATTTGGCAAAATTATTCTTAATAGAAGTAGAAATAATTTAAAATTATCTTTAAGAGCAAATTACCAAGCTCTTGATTTAGCTATTGGCGATATAGTTAATTTGACATCAAGTATTTTAGGCATGAATAATAAACCATTTAGAATAAGTGCTATGTCTTTAAATTCTGATTTTACAGCAAGTTTATCATTACAAGAACACCAAGACTCTTGGTATATTTTTGATGAAAAAATTCAAGTACCTATAATTCCAGATACTTCATTCCCAGACCCATTTACAGTACAACCACCCGCAAGTTTATCACTCAGTGACGATTTAGTAGAATATAATGACGGAACAGTTATTACTAGATTATTGGTAAGTGTTGGAGCATCACCAGATCAATTTGTTAGTGATTATGAAATTGAAGTTAAGCAAACTTTAGACAAAGACGGTAATGCTGTTGTTGATGATTTTAGAATAGTATCACAAGGTAAATCTTTACAATATCAATTAATCAATGCTATTGACGGTGCCACTTATGAAGTGAGGGCAAGAGGAATAAATTCTATTGGCGTAAAATCAACATATACAACTGCGACTCATGAAGTTATTGGTGCTACCTTACCACCTGCTAATGTAGATGATTTTTCTATTTCATTAATTGGTAGTGACCAAATGCAATTATCTTGGTTGCCTGTTGCAGATTTAGACGTTGAAAGTTATGAAATAAGATACCAGAAAGTATCAAGTGGTTATTCTTGGTTTAATTCTACTGACTTAGTTCGTGTTCCTAGAAGAAGTGCTAATAGTGTTATTTTAAATAAAATTGACCCACCCTTTACTCTAGGGATTAAAGCGATTGATAAACTAGGTAATGAAAGTTTAGAGCCTGCCCTGATTGTATCTTCAAATGTCACTGCCCAAGGTTATAAATTAATTAATTCAATATCTGAACACCCTAATTTCGCAGGTACATTTACTAACACATTTAAAAGAACAGAAACAGGATTGGCTTCTGGCGATAATGTTATTACTTTAGATACTATTAGTTTATTTGATAGCAAAACAGGATTATTTGATGCTGTGCCTTCTGGTTATGTATTTGAAACAGGTGGTATAGATAAAAATATTATTGGCAGTGGTTTTTATAACTTTAATAGTACATTTACTTTGCCTTTTGTATTTGATGCTACTTTTAAAATTCAATTAGATATGGTTTCAGATGACCCATACGATTTATTTGATTTTGGTAGAGGTAAAGATTTATTTGAAAATGCCAAAGCACCATTTGACGGTAATCTACCTACTAATGCAGGTACAAATATTCAGATTGGTGCTAGTGAAAATAGTCTTGACGATATATCAACATTTACTTCAGTAGCTCAACAAGGAACATTTAAAGGTAAATATTTTAAGTTTAGAGCTAGACTAATCAGCTTAAATAATCAATCCAGAGCATTAGTCAAAGGACTGACTGTATCTTTAAACTTACAAAATAGACAAGAAACAGGTGACGATATATCTAGTGGAGCAGGAACTTATAGCATTACATTTACCAATCCATTCTATGCTAATCCCAATATTAATGTGACAGGTCAAGATATGAATACCGGTGATTACTTTGTTGTTTCTAATAAATCTACTTCTGGATTTGATTTAACTTTTTATGACTCTACTAATACTGCTATCTCAAGAACTTTTGACTATCAAGCAAATGGTTATGGGTTGCAATCGCCTTAAAGATGAGGTATTAAAAGGTAATGTCACAAGTTTCACAAATTACAATAGATAACGTAGCATTCGGTACTTTTAGAAGTAATTTGAATGACACATTAAACGCACTTAATTCTCAGCATATTGGAAGCACTGCACCCACTTCAGCAGTCGCAGGTACAATTTGGATTGACAACAGTGTAGGTAATACTTTATCTGTAAAGATATATGACGGTGCTGATAGCTTAGAATTATTTTCTATCAACACATCAACAAACGCAATAACACTACCAAGTGGGATTTCAGTCACCGAAAGTGACCCAAACAGTATTCCATTTGCAGTAGCTTTAGGGAGTTAAAAAAGAATGGCAAATAATTTTAATGACGCACAGATAAGTTTAACAGATGCCACACTTACTGATGTTTATACTGCAACAAACAAATCTTTAGTTATTGCAGGAACATTCGCAAACACAGGTACAACGGCTATGAATATAT